TGAGCCACGATGACTTGGTTGACTCCACCGTCATGGCGTTGATGAGATTTAGACAAGGTGGGTTTATACGACTGCCGAGTGATGAACCTGAAGAGATACAGTATTTCAAACAAAGACGTGGCGGGTATTACTGATGACACAGAAAAAAGGACTAGGCGCATTAGAGTTTGCTCGTGTACCTGCTAGAAAGCCAGATGAGTTAGCTGATTATTCAGGAGATAATGTTCCCTATAAGTTTAGGAGTTTAGGGGATATAGAATATAGAGCATCTAAACAACCTGTTGTTGGAGATAGTAACTTACGACGATTGGGCTTTAACATAATTGAAGACATTACTGGTGGAGATTATGGGAAGATGATAACTGAGAAGTTAGACAAAACTCCCACAAAGGCGCAAGCCGCAGGAGCTAAAAATGACATTAAACAGCTTGAAGCGGTGTTACAAAAGATGATTGATTACTATAATGATGATACCAAGGAAGGAGGTAAAGGAGTACCTGCTAGTGAAGCAGCTTCATTTGCACGATCCTTTAACAATGCTCTAGCTAGAATAAAACAGTTAAAGGAAAACCCATCAGATTATGGAACTGTGGTGAAAGGGAAGTATTACAATGAAGATTTAATGAAAAGACTTTTTCCTGAAGAGTCAGGTCTTCTTCCTCAGATAACTTATGATAATACACAACGTTTTAGCGATGAGGTTCTAAACAAGTTAGTAAATAGAAAAGATAGTGATGCACTTCGCACCGCACAAGATGTACCTAAATCTGTTTTAGGACATGAAGTTGGACATTTTGCTATAGACGAACTAAAAAAATTAAACCCTGAACTTGAAAGTCAGGTCAAACGATTTAACGAAGATGACTTGTTAGGTATAATAGACCAAAAGTTTTTAAAAAGCATGGATATGGACCCAAGGGTATTCCGAGGTCCAGCCTACGCCCAGTTTAAAAATACAGACTTAAGATCTATGTTTGAAGACAAAGTAGACCTTTTAGAAGAGTTAGCGGGAGAAGCGTTAGCGAAGAGAGGAGACCCACCGCTAGCCGTGCCTGTTGCTTATAGACCTTATGATGATGCAGCAGTTAGACGTGCTAGAGTAGGTCCAACAGGGGTAGCTCCTAAAGAAAAGTCTTTCATGGAGAGGTTAAAAGGTTTAATTGGTATGTCAGCAGGTGGCATAGCCACACTTGGAAAGGTATAATCATGGCAGTAGAAAAAGGACTATTTCAAGCCCCAAAGGGTGTAGAAGAAGAAGCAACAGAACAACTAGAGATAGAAATCGTGAACCCTGAGATGGTTACGTTGGACGATGGTAGTATGGAAGTAACCATAATGCCTGGAGCTGAAGGTGTTAGCACAGGGGCATTTGACGAGAACATAGCGGAAAACATGGAAGAAGATCAACTCGCTGCTGTGGCTGATGAGTTATTGGGTAATATCGACTCTGACTTGGAAAGTCGTAAAGAGTGGGCAGATACGTTCGTCAAAGGTCTTGACGTGTTAGGGTTTAAGTATGAAGAGCGTACAGAACCGTGGGAAGGTTCCTGTGGGGTGTACTCTTCTGTACTGGCTGAAGCCGCTATTCGATTCCAAGCAGAGACAATGAGTGAGACATTTCCTGCACAAGGACCTGTAAAAACAAAGATGTTAGGTCAAGAGACTAAAGACAAGAAAGAAGCGGCTGATCGTGTAAAAGCAGACATGAACTATGAGCTGACAGAGAACATGGTAGAATACCGATCAGAGCATGAGCGTCTGCTCTATAACCTTGGTCTAGCAGGATCTGGGTTTAAGAAAGTGTACTATGACCCTAACTTAGGACGGCAGGTTGCTGTGTTTGTACCTGCAGAAGATGTGATTGTACCTTATGGAGCATCGCACATAGAAACAGCAGAGCGTGTAACCCATGTCATGCGAAAGACGAAGAATGAACTAAAGAAGCTACAGGCTAGTGGGTTCTATGTGGATGTAGACCTTGGTGAGCCACAGGCATACCACAGTGACATAGAAGAGCGTAAAGCAGAAGAAGGTGGGTATTCTCTTACAAACGACAATCGCTACAGTATATACGAGGTACACGCAGATATAATTATAGATGGTGTGGACAATTCAGATGAAGGTATAGCCAAGCCGTACATAGTATCCATAGAGCGTGGGTCATACAGAGTATTGGCTATACGAAGAAATTGGAACCCTGACGACAGTTTAATGTTGAAAAGACAGCACTTTGTGCATTATGTATATACCTCTGGCTTTGGTTTCTATGGTCTTGGGTTAATACATATCATTGGTGGGTACGCACGAGCAGGTACATCAATCATACGTCAGCTTGTAGACGCAGGAACTTTGGCAAACCTCCCAGGAGGGTTGAAAGCCAGAGGGTTGCGTATCAAGGGGGACGATACGCCCATAGAGCCTGGGTCTTTTAGGGACGTGGACGTGCCATCAGGTAGTATACGTGATAACATCATGCCACTGCCCTATAAAGAACCTAGCCAAGTATTACTAGCGTTATTAAAAGATATAACTAACGAAGGTCGTAGATTAGGGGCGATAAGCGATATGAACATATCGGACATGTCCGCTAATGCTCCTGTGGGTACAACTCTCGCCCTGTTAGAAAGAACACTCAAACCAATGGCAGCTGTACAGGCTCGTGTACACTATGCCATGAAGCAAGAGTTTAAATTATTAAAACAATTAATGGCTGAGTATGCCCCTTTAGAGTATGATTACCAACCTGAAAGAGGTGAGGTATCAGCACGGCAGGCAGACTACGCTATGACCGATGTCATCCCTGTATCAGACCCGAACAGCTCCACGATGGCACAGAGGGTGGTGCAGCATCAAGCTGTGTTTCAGATGGCACAAGCTGCGCCACAGATATATGACTTACCTCAGTTACATAGACAGATGATCGAAGTCCTTGGGGTAAAGAACGCTGAAAAGATAGTTCCTATAAAAGACGACATGAAACCAACAGATCCTATCAGCGAGAATATGGCAGCTCTACAGGGCAAACCGATGCGAGCATTTATATACCAAGACCAAGATGCACATATAGAGACACACATGGCGTTTATGCAAGATCCTATGATCGCTCAGATGATAGGACAGAATCCGCAGGCAAAACAGATTATGGCTTCTCTACAGGCACACATAGCTGAACATCTTGGGTTCAAGTATAGAAAAGATATAGAAGAGCGTCTTGGTGTTGAACTACCCGCACCAAACGAGGAATTACCAGAAGAAGTGGAGGTTAACTTGTCACGATTAGTAGCACAAGCAGGTAAAGAACTAACGCAGTCTCACATGCAACAGGCTGCACAGAAACAGGCTATGGCAAAAGCACAAGATCCAGTCGTACAGATGCAGCAGGCAGAACTACAAATAAAAGCACAGGAAGTACAGCGTAAAGCTGAAAAAGACAAGGCTGATGTAGCTCTACAACAGGCTGAACAAGAGCGAAAGGCTAAGAAAGACAAAGCCGACGCTATGTTAGAAGCAGCTAAACTACAGAAAGGCACATAGTGGCTAAAACAATATTTGATGTTCTAGCGAACAAAATCGAGGCAGAAATAGCCTCTGCACAGAATTTCCTTGAAGCAGGGTCAGCAAAAGACTATGCGAATTATAGGGAGATCGTTGGATTGATCCGAGGTCTAAAGTCCAGCGTACAACATATACAAGACCTTGCGAAACAACAACTGGAAGGTGACGATGACTGAAGTAGTACAACTGACGGACGACGAGCTAGAACAACAATTACCACGACCCGTGGGGTATAGAGTGCTTATAGCTTTACCTGAGATAGAAAAGACGTATGGGAATACTAGCGTCTTGAAAACAGATAAAGAGATACATCACGACTATATTATGTCTATCATGGGACTCGTTGTAGATATGGGTGATGGAGCCTATAAAGACAAGGAGCGATTTCCTGATGGCGCATGGTGCAAAGAAGGTGATTTTGTAATGTTCCGAGCGAATAGCGGAACACGATTTAAGGTGGCTGGAAAAGAGTATCGTTTGTTAAATGATGACTCTATAGAGGCTGTAGTAGCAGATCCTCGTGGTATCACGAGAGCATAAGAGGTAAAAAATGGCATTTGAAAAAGTAGAATATAAGTTTCCTGATCCTGATGATACAGCGAAACAAGACATAGAGATAGAAAACTCTAGCGCTATAGAGGTTGATCTATCTGGTAAAAACGAGGAGAAAGATGAACCAAAAGCTAACGGAGCAGATGATAAAGGAATCAAGAAAGCTACGCCTAAAGATGAGCTTGAAGTCGAAGTTGTTGATGATACACCGAAAGCTGACAGGAATCGTAAGCCTTCTGAGCCACCCGAAGAGGTCACTGACGAAGAGCTTGAGGATTACTCTGAGAAAGTTAGAAAGCGTATACAGCATTTTAGTAAAGGCTATCACGATGAGAGGCGAGCAAAAGAAGCAGCCTTAAGAGAACGTGACGAGTTAGAAAGGTTCGTAAAATCTATACAAGATGAGAATACTAAACTAAAGGGCAGTGTTAATAAGAATCAGACAGCTCTCATAGAGCAAGCTAAAAAGACAGCAGAAATAGAACTTGCACAGGCTAAAAACGCATACAAAACCGCCTATGATGCAGGGGACACAGACGCTGTTATAGCTGCACAGGAGAGCATAACAAACGCTAAGATAAAGACCGATAGGTTAAATAATTTCAAAGTTCCTTCTTTACAGGAAGAAGCTGATGAGGTACAAAGTAAAGAAGGGCCTAAACCTGCTACCCCTACTGTAGATCCACGGGCGCAGGATTGGGCAAAGAAGAACACTTGGTTCGGTACAGACGACGAGATGACAAGTCTGGCACTGGGCTTGCACAACAAACTTGCCAAGCAAGGAGTTGATTTGCAGAGTGATGAATACTACGAGGCTATTGATACTCGTATGCGGCAGCTCTTCCCAGATAAGTTCGAAGAAGAGATTGCAGAGACCGAAGAGGCTGAAAAGCCTAAAAAACAGGCTAATGTGGTTGCGCCCGCAACGCGGAGCGTAGCACCTAAAAAGGTAAAGCTAACGCAAACACAAGTCGCCATCGCGAAAAGATTAGGAGTACCTATCGAATTATACGCCCAAAAGGTTGCAGAAGAAATGAGGAAAGAATAATGGCTGAAAACAGAATCAACAGAGAACTTGAAACTCGTGAGAAGACAGTACAAAAGAAGGCTTGGCAGCGACCCGAAACATTACCTTCGCCCACGCCAGAGCCAGGGTATACGTACCGTTGGATACGAACAAGCACTCAAGGTCAAGTCGATGCTACTAACGTTTCCTCAAAATTACGTGAGGGTTGGGAACCAGTAAAGGCGGTTGATCATCCAGAAATCACTTTGGTAACTATCGAGAACGAAAAGTTCAAAGATAACATTGTGATAGGAGGGTTAATGCTGTGTAAGGCTCCAGAAGAACTCAAAGATGAAAGGACTGCGTATTTCAAGGCGCAAACCGATAATCAGATGAAGTCAGTGGACAACAACCTCATGCGAGAGAACGACCCTAGGATGCCGTTATTTAACGAACGGAAGACTAAGGTCACTTTTGGTAAAGGCAATTAATTTTAACAGGAGACTATTTTCATGGCTTATCCAACTATTGATGCCCCTTATGGGCTAGTACCCGTTGGTTTGATTGGTGGTCGTCCTTACACAGGTGCTACTCGACAAATGAAGATAGCTAGCAACTACGGCACAGCTATCGGAAAAGGCGACTTAGTAAAGCGTGTAAACGACGGAACTATTGAGCGTGACGGAAGTACAACCGCTTTCCCAGCGACTGGGACGTTAGGTGTTTTTATGGGCTGTCAGTACACTGACCCCAATACAAGTCAGCTAACATTCAACAATCAATATCCTGGCAGCATCGTTGCTAGTGATATACATGCGTACGTTGTTGATGACCCAGATATTATCTTAAAAGCAGCTATCTGCTCTTCAGGTACAACAATGGCAACATTGGGAAGAACGGTTATTGGTAACAAAGCTTCAATCATTAGTAATACACTAAATACTACTAATGGTGCATCCAAGCTTGCTATCAACAACTCCGTTGCTACCACTTCAACACTACCATTTCAAATCATTGATGTGGTTGACAGCACAGCGACAGGTAGCGATACCTTCCAAGAAGTGCTTGTCATATACAGCACACATACTGACAATGGTAGTAACGTGTTCATCGGTGGACACGCTTATCGTAACCCAGTTGGACTGTAGGAGGTATAGACAATGGCAATTTCTAGAGCGCAACTTCTTAAAGAGCTACTTCCTGGTCTTAATGCACTATTCGGTTTAGAGTATGCAAAGTACGGGGAGGAACATGCGGAGATCTTTGAATCAGAGACTTCTGACCGTTCTTTCGAAGAAGAAACTAAACTATCAGGCTTTTCTGCTGCACCAGTCAAAGACGAAGGTTCTGCCATCGAATATGACAATGCACAGGAAGCATTCACAGCTCGCTATACACACGAGACAGTGGCGATGGGCTTCGCAATTACTGAGGAGGCTATCGAAGATAACTTGTATGACTCTTTGTCAGCACGTTATACAAAGGCACTAGCTCGTGCAATGGCGTACACCAAGCAGGTAAAAGCAGCAACTATCTTAAACAATGCTTTTGACTCTGGTACTACCTATGGAGATGGAGTAGAGCTTTGTTCTACTGCACACCCATTAGTGAGTGGTGGAACTAACTCTAACGAACCATCAGTAGCCGCTGATCTTAACGAGACTTCTTTGGAAGCCGCTGTTATTCAGATCGCAGGGTGGACAGATGAAAGAGGACTTCTCATTGCAGCAAGACCTCGAAAGTTAGTGATCCCACCGAATCTACAGTTTGTGGCAACAAGATTGTTAGAAACTGAGGGCAGAGTAGGAACTGCGGATAACGACCTCAATGCACTACGCAACAATGGTTCTATCCCAGAGGGCTACACTATCAATCACTATCTGACTGATACAGACGCTTTCTTCCTACTAACTGATGTACCAAACGGTCTAAAGCACTTCACACGTAGTCCAATGGCTACATCTATGGATGCTGACTTTGACACAGGTAACAGCAGATATAAGGCTAGAGAGAGATACTCTTTCGGTGTATCTGATCCATTAGGAATCTTTGGTTCCCCAGGAGCCTAAGAAAAAATCAAAGGGCGGCTTGCGGGTCGCCCTTTTTTACTTTATACTACGCTTACCTTGACAATCACATGGTGTGATTGACTACAGCCACGACAAGGAGGTTCACATGGCTAACACTACATTCAAAGGAACATTGCGTTCTGAGGGTGGTTATTCTTCAATAGCTACAGCAGCATCAACAGGGGTAGAGACTACACAGATGTCTATCTCTTCTGCTGGTTTTACATCCCTAGACGCAAACACAATGGCAACCGAAGCAGGTGCAGGTATTACAGGCGGCACAGGTACTGTTTACAGAAGCTCTGTAATTAGAGAAGGCGGTGTCATCAAGACAAGTATCTTGATTGATCTTACAGGTCTACGCTCTACAGCTAACGGTGATATCATAGGTGTTAACGGCACATCAGACGTATGCCACATCGGACAGATTACAGCTGCTAGAAACGGAACTATCTTAGCAGGTAGAATGACTTGCTTTGAAACACCTGCTGGTGGTGATCCAGATATCAACGTTCACTCAGCTACTGAGGGTACAGGTGTTGAAGATGGAGCGATTGCAGACCTAACTGAAACTCTACTGGTAAACTCAGGGGATCTT